TTGCGTGCGATGCGCGAAAGCCGCTAAACCCGGCACTAACGCGTCTCTCTACCATGAGGGGGCGCAAGATGGGAGCATGCCCGTGGATACCGACGTAACACCGTCGCCACTCCCGCCCGAGGGTGCACTAGCCGTGACGCCCGCCGAGGGCGCCGAGGCGCTCATTCTGCATGATCCGGCGGCCCTCGCGGCGCAGCTCAAGAGCTACGGCGAGGCGCGGAAGCTCCTCGTTGATTGGCTCATGGCGCAGCTCGTTGCCGGGATCGACTATACGCTGATCCACAAGAAAATCGGCCCCCGCGGGAACAAGCAGGATTGCCCGAACAAGGGAAACATGGTCGAGCGCTCGTGCGCCGCATGCGGCGGCAAGTCGACGCTCTGCAAGCCCGGGAGCGAGAAACTATGCGGGCTCCTCCGGCTCCGCCCCGTGTTCTCCCGCGATATCGAGACGTGGGAAATGCTCGGGAGTGAGCCCGGGGTTGTCTCGCTCAAGTGTGAGCTGGTGACCGCCGGGGGCACCGTCGTTGCCGAGGGCCGCGGCGCTCGACACCGTGACCAGGATTTCGGCGACCTGAACAAAACTATCAAAATGGTGCAGAAGTCGGCGCAAACCGACACCGTGCTCCGGTGCGCCGGGCTCTCGGAAATCTTTACCCAAGACCTCGAGGATTTGCCGGGCGGGTATACCGACTCCGCCGACGAGGCAGGCGATTTCCAAACCCCCAAGGCAAAGGCCGCCGCCACGCCCGCGCCCGCGGTGCCGGCGGAAACGCTGCAAAGCCAGCTCCGGCGCTCGGTCGAGGCGGCTAGCACGGCCCGGGCCGAGCGCGAGCGCCCTCCGACCGCCGCGCCACCCGCGCGAGGGCCGGCGGCGCCTCGAGGGCCGCAAACGCCGACGCGTCCCACGCGCCCCGTGACGCCGACCATACGAGGCGGGCAAGCCCCACCCGACGCCCTCTCGCCGGCCCGGGTCAACCGCCTTATGGCGTTGCTTCACGAGGCACTCCGGGCCGCCGAGGTGCCGCAAGAGCAGCACGAGGCGGTCTTTGACGTTGCCCGCGCCTACCTCGTCGAGTGGGTCGGCCGTACGCAGGGCCGCGAGCGCCTCTCGGATTGCTCGTGGCGGGCATACGACGAGCTATGCGCCCAAGTCCCGGCGGCCGTCGACGCCGCCCTCGGGGCCGAGGGGCCGCCGCCGGCTCCTCGAGCCCCGCGGCCCCGGCTCGTGCGTCGGTCCTACGGCGCTCCCAAGCCGTTCGCCCGCCGCGGGTACTAGGCGCATGGAGGGTGCGGCCGAGGCGGCGGGCGGGTCAATCCTCGCGTTTGACCCGGTGCTGCACCTCTACCGGGTCGACGGGGAGCCCGTGGAGTCGGTTACGCAGCTCCTCGAGGCGGCGGGTGTCTCGCCGGATTACAGCAAGGTCAACCCGCACGTACTTAGGCACGCGAGGCTCCGCGGGATTCACGTTGACCTTTGTTGCGACCTCGACGACGCCGCCGAGCTGGATTGGTCGACCGTGCACCCCGAGGCGGTCGGGTACGTGCAGGCGTGGCAGGCGTTCAAGGCCGATTACGGGTATCGGCCGCTTGCCTCGCAAGTGATTCTCTATCACCCGACCTATGGGTACGCCGGCACCGCGGACAACGTCGGGCTCCTCGACGATTACCCGGTGGTCGCCGAGCGCAAGGCGACCGCCAAAATGGCGGCAAGCTACGCCCTCCAAACGGCCGGCTATGGAATCGACGGCTTGCATATGGCGCCGCACGGCGGCGGCCGCCTCGAGCCCGTGCCGTGGGTCAAGCCTATGCGGCTCGGCGTGCACCTCCAAGCGGGCGGGCGGTACGAGCTGTACCCGTACGAGGATCCGGCCGACGAGGCGGCGTGGCTCGGCGTCGTCGCGCTCGCCAAGTGGCGCAAGGCCGCTCGAGCCCGCTAGAGCCGCCGACCCCACCTCCGGCGACCGTGCCGGCACGCGATTACCTCACCGCGGCGCCACGCGGCCGGCTCCCCGCCGCGTACGCTAGCAGATACCCGCCCGGGCTCGTATAACGGGCGGCATGACCGCCGACCAGATCCGGGCCGCGGCGACCGCCCTCGGGCGCCTCGGGGCCGCCAAAGGCGGCAGAGCACGCGCCGCCAAGATGCCCCCCGAGGAGCGGAGCCGGCAAGCGCGCAACGCCGTCGGGGTGCGGTGGGCTAAGAGGCGAGCTGGTCCAGCGCTTCCGCCCGGAGCGCGTCCAGCACGTCAGGGGGAAGCGCTTCGGTAACGTCGACCGCCCCGAGCGTCACGCGGAGCTCTAAGTCGGCGGGCTCGGCGGGCTCGCACAGCTCGGGGAGATTGGAATAGCGGCCCCGAATGGGCGGCGTGTAGGCGAGCACGTCGACCGTCACACAGGTTGTCACCTCGGCGGTGAAGCTAATCACCGACATAGCGCGCCCGCTCAAGATCGCGCACGAGCTTCTCGAGGTATGCGGTCAGGATGGCGCGGCTCGCCTGGCTCGAGCGCCGGTCGTCGAGGCGGCGGAGATAGGCTTGGAGGTGGCACACGGCGAAGTTGAGATGCTCCGCCTCTTGCCGGCGCTCCTCGTACCACTCGCCCGGGTCGCGTGCCATCGTCTACCCGAGCTGGTCATGACACAAATCGCGGAAGAAGCCCGGGCCGGCGGAGCTGACCGCCGTGATACGCCCGCCGCCCTCGATCGTCGGCCGGAGCGCAACCCATGTCTCATACGCATGCTCCCAAAAGCTCACCTCGTCGGCGAGCACGCTCGTAAACGTGTGTTGGCGCGCTTGCTCCTCGCCCTCGCCGAGCGCGACGATCTCCGACCCGTTTGGGAACCGTAAAAGCCCGACCGAATAATCCACCTCGACGGGCTCGAGCGCCGCCGGGACGTGCTTGTGAATGAAATATGCGCGGCGTACCAGCTCGCATGAGCCCTCGGTTTCGGTTCTTCCCAGTTTGCGGGCCATGAACGCCACCTTGGTAAGCGGCGAGTACCGCGCGAGCCAATAATTGACCGCCACGAAGAGCCACGTCACGACCATGCGCCGGCTCTTGGCGACGACGAGAATCGGCAGCTCTCCCCACCGCCGCACGAGGAGCGCGGCGTATTCATGGTCAGGGTAGCGCCGTACCTGCCCGGTCGCCTCGTCGCGCGTCCACACGCAATCGCGCACGAACGCCCACGGGTCGCCGTGGATTCCGTACGCCGCGGCCGCCTTGCGCTGCTCGAGCGCGAGCCGCGCCGCCGCGCGCACGGCTAACGGATGGTCGGGGCCGAGCACGCGCCCGGCGGCGGGTGGCCCCGGGTCAGGCATGGGTCGAGACTGGCGTGGCCGTGGCTTTGAGCGCGGCGACCTCGGCGGATAGTTCCTTCACCGCGTTGACAAGCGCCATCGCCAGCGCGGTCGTGTCGAGCATGAGCAAATCGACCGGCGCGGCATCGTCGGGTGCGAGCTTGGTCGGCGTCACCGACACCATTTCAGGCATGACTGGCTGCACGTCTTGTGCGATGAGCCCGATACCAGGAAGCCCATCCTGCGAGCCGCCAAGCCCGTTGAATTCAAAGCTCTTGGGTGCGAGGGCGAGGACGGCGGCGAGCCCTTGCGTGTAGGGCTCCACGTTTTTCTTTAACCGGCTGTCAGAGGGATTCGCCCACGTCGTGCCGCTCGCCTTGGTCGCGGTGGCCCCGGTAATCGTCAGGTTACCGCTGCCATCGACCAGCACCACGTTGGTCGTCGTGAGTCCGGCACCCGCCGCCGCCCGCCCGAGCGTGAAGGCGTCCCCGGCGGCGCTTAGGCCCATCTGCCACACGGGCTTCGTCGCGTCGTCCACCGCCGTCATGTGGCGGTTGACCATGAAATACGCCACGTCGGTCGTCGGGTGCATGACGAGGCGGCCCTTGATGGTGCGCACCCCCGCCGTCAGGGCAGCGCCCGAGGTCGTATCGCTCGGCACCGTCAGGACGCCAGTCGCGTCGAGAGCCATGAGGAGCACGAAGGCGGGGGCGCCCGCCGTCGCGGGGGCGCGAAACACTTGGAAGGTATCCGCGCCGCCTAGTTGCGTGTGCCAGACTGGCTTCGTCGTATCGTCGGCGGCGGTGCCGGCTAGATTGCCGTTCAGTCGGAGCGCAAGCCCCGGGGCGCTGGTCAGCCCGAGATGCGCCTTCTGGGTTCCGCCGGTATCGTAGACGATCGAGTCGCCCGGCCCATGGATGGCGACCGTCTTTGTCGCGTCGGTCGGGGTGACCGCCGAGCCCGCCACCGTCCACTTGGATTTCGCCGCCGCGGTGACGCTGGGATTTGGGTAGGTGCCGGAGAGATCGCCGCCCGCCGGCCCCGTCGGCGTCGTCGGCACGCCGCCCGTGACGACCCACGCGGCGCCGTCCCATTGGTAGGTGACGCCGTTGGGCGCGGCGTATTGCTGACCGACCGTCGGTGCCGCGGGAAAATCAAGCTGTGCCATTACGCGGCTGCTCTCTTTCTCTGCGCACGGCGCACTCGGCGCAGGGCGTTGTCGCACGTCCGGCAGCGGCGTCTGCCTCCGTGCGAACCTTCTGGATAGACGTAGGTGTGCTCGGGTGTGAACGGATGGCCGCGGTGACAATGCGTTTGCCGAGCGTGCTGCGCCGATGCGCTCATGCCGCGTGAGTTATTCTCGCGAGGCGTTACAAGCTCCAGGTGTGCCGGATTCGGACAGGCCCGATTCCGGCACAGGTGATCGATCTCTCGGCCGTCTGGAATCGGTCCGTGGACCAGCTCCCACGCGAGTCGGTGCGCGAGGACCTTGCCGGTGCCGGCTACGTGGAACATACCGTAGCCCGCGCTGTTTTTGTGCGGACTCCACTCCCAGCATCCGTTCTCATGTGCGACGATCGAGCCCCGGAACCGTTCAAGGAGCGCCGTGAGGTCGCGCGTCGTACGACTCGGCCGGAAGTGCGCGAGAATATTCTTGCGACCTGCGCGCCACGCATGAGCGTTCTACCTCACACCGGCACCGCCGGCACCCATTGCTGCGAATTGCCGTCGTCGTACCAGACCATGAGGCGGCCCGTATCGCTCCGCCACCACAATTGACCAACCGCCGGCGACGCCGGAGCCGTGGTGCCGATTGCGGCGTAGGTTGCCGGCCCGGCGGGTCCGGTGGCGCCGGTCGCTCCCGTCGGTCCTTGCGGTCCCGTGGCGCCGGTCGTCCCGGTCGCGCCCTGAATCCCCTGCGGTCCCTGGGGGCCGGTGTTGCCGATTGGTCCCTGCGCCCCGGTGGTCCCCTGGATGCCCTGCGGGACGGTGAAGTTGAACACGGCAGCCGCGGAGGTTCCGGTATTCGTCACCGTCGCGCTCGAGCCCGCCGCCCCGGTGGTGGTGGTGCCGACGGCGATGGTCGCCGCGGCCCCGGCTGCGCCGGTCGGTCCGGTCGCTCCCGTCGTGCCGGTGGCGCCCTGGATGCCCTGCGGCCCTTGCGGCCCCGTGGCACCCGTGGTGCCCGGTGGTCCCTGGCTCCCCGTCGCGCCCGTCGGTCCGGTCGCTCCGGTCGGCCCCGGGTCGCCTTTCGTGGTCGGCGTGGCCGGCACGAATTGCGACGAATTGCCGTCGTTGTAGTAGACGAAGAGCGACCCGTCAGGGTCGTTCCGCCACCACAAGTCGCCTTGTACCGGCGCCGGGGGCGGTGTGGGTTGTACCGAGACGCTCGCGCCGCCGCCGCCGCTGACCGTTGCCCACACGGTGTCGAAATCGGCGCCGGTATTCTTCTCGAGTACCTGGCCCGTGCTACCACCCGCCGGCACGCCGACGCCCGGCGTACCCGCCGGCCCGACCGGCCCGGGCGGCCCTTGGGCGCCGGGCGCACCGCCCGCGGCCCCGCCGGTACGCCGCGGCGGGCGGAATTGCGGTTGACGGGGGCCGGTTACCGAATCCACGGCGATGGCGAGTAATCGTCGAGCCCGAGCAGGATGGCGGCGGCACGCATGACGCGGGCACGGTCCGCGGGCTCGAGCGGCTCGAGGGTCGCGAGCACCTTCCGAGCCACCGCCTCGAGCCCCTTGGGCGGCGGACGCCTCGCGGGCGTCCCGTCGAGCTGCTCGGGGGCGTCGCCAAAGACTAGCGGGTGCTCGTGTTCCATGCCGCGCTTTGTACTGCGCGAGGTGGCACGTGCCTAGCCCGATGGATCCGCCTCGAGCGCCTCGGAATCCATCCGAGCGCCGAGGTAGGCGACGGCACCGCGGAGGATCGACCCGGCATGCGGCCCGAGCGAGCGTGACGCCCCCCACACGGGCTCGAAACCGCCCGAGGAGTCGACCGCGACGAGCGCCACGGCGCGGAGCCGGCCCGCCTCGACGCCGCGGAGCAGCTCGAGCAAGGCGTCTTTCAGCTCCGGGCCGTCGAGCGTAACGACTCGAGCGCTCATAGGCGCCCAATGACAAACCCGACGGCGACGCCGACGGCAAAGGCCCCCGCGAGCAAGAGCACCGCCCGCATAATCACGTCGGCGACCTCGTCGTAGCTCGGGAGCCTCATGGGCGCCGCGGCCCGGCGAGCTGTTGCCCGAATCCGAGCCCTTGCCCGCCCTGCAACGCCCGCAATTGGTCGACAAGGCCGCCCATGAGCCGCGGCCCGCGGCGGCGCGTGCCCTCGTCGTAGCCGAGCACATAGCGGCGTTGATTCTCCGCGTCGCTAAACGTGTAGCGCTCGCGGCCGTCGGCCCCGTGCTCGAGCCCGAGGCACCAATGCGGGTCGCGTTCGGGTCGGATCATGGCTCCTCGCTCGCTTCGGGTGCCGCGAGCTGCTCGAGCGCCCGGCCGAGCATCACCCGCAAGAGCCCGACCGCCGCTGCGTCCATTTCCTCGGGCGTGACGGTCATGGTCGACCCGCGCGCCCCGTAGCTCCGGCCCTCGTGCTCGACCTCGAGGAGAAAGCGCACCCGGTAGCGCCGCTTGAGCTCCGCGCGCGCCTCGGCCCGGCTCAACCCGTTCGCCACGTCGTCGCTCATGCCCGCCGCCCAATCCGTCGGGGCTCGTCGCCCTCGATGGCTTGCCGGAGCGCCGTGAGCTCCGCCGTTTGCGCCGCCGATGCCGCCGCAATCTCGTTGGCAACCACCGCCATGACCCGCGCGAGCTTGCGCACCGCAAGCGTGTGCTGCCGATGCGCCGCCGCGAGCCCGTCGATCGCCGCCGCAATCGCCCGCTTCCCGCTCGGCCGCTTGGCGCTCATGCGTCGTCCTTCGCCCATGGCAGGGCGTCGAAGCCGACGCACATGGTGCATCGCTTGCCGCGATGGGCTGCACAGTCTCGATGCGTGCGGCGATACCGCCGCGCGATGGCGCGGGCTTCGTTGCAATCCTCGTGCTTCTCGCGGAAATTCTGCTTCCATTCGCTGATCTGGCGGCGGAGCGACGCTTGCTGATCCACGTCGGCCTGCTCTGCCCCGGCCATGATGCAGGCGTCCATATCCAGCAGCTTTGTCAGCTTCGCAATCTCGGCGCGGGCTTCGTCGAGCGTCATTCGTCGCCCTTGCCGGGCAAGTACCCCGCAACGCCCGCAAAGCGCTCCGGCCACTCCGCATTCGCCGCCAATCGCTCGAGCTCCTCATCGCTCATCTGCTCGAACAGATGGGCATGCAGCACCGCCTTCCGCTCGACCTTGTCGCCCGACACCGTCAAGGTCAGCTCCGCCGCGCGCAACGCATCGGAATCCCGCCGCGCCCGACCCTTCCGCTCCCCCGTCGCCTTGTCTTTCATCCCCCCCGCCAATTCCGCCACGTGCTCCATCACCGCCGGCGCCGCGGCCTTCGCCTGCGCCTGCCCGCCGTACTCGCCCCGCATGACGCGCTCCAACTGCTCGCCACGCACCAGCTCGACAATCCGCAAGACCGCCGGGTGCTTCAGCGCCTTGCGCGCATTCTTCTCCGCCGCGTAGCCGATACACCGCGCAATCGAGGCGGCGTCGTAGCCCCCTAAATGCAGCATCGCGACCGACCAGAGCCGCGCCGGCGTCGAGATCCGTAGCTCGTCGAGGCTCAACCCTGAGAGGCTCTCAAGCCAGCGTTTTTGCTCCTCTTTCCGCGCGGCTTGCGACGCCCGCCCGGCGACCTGCATGCGCGCAAGCCGCTCCGCCACCACGGCCGGCGATACCGAGACGTGCGGCCCCGGATGTACCCGCGTGCCCGGCCCCGGTCGTCCGCTCATGCTTGCCCGCGCTCGC